GTGATGGTCTTTTTACTTTGGCTACTCCAGTTCTCGCTGGTCTCGGTACACCTACTAAGCAATTTTCAAGTTGTGTGCTTATTCGTAGTGATGATGACCTTGACAGTATTTTTGCTAGCGGAGAAATGATGGCCAAGTATGCTAGCAAACGTGCTGGCATCGGTTTAGAGATTGGACGTCTACGTCCGCTAGGTTCACCTATCCGTGGCGGAGAGATTATGCACACAGGTATGATACCTTTCCTGAAAAAATGGTTCGGAGATTTGCGATCATGTTCACAAGGAGGTATCCGCAATGCTAGTGCTACTGTATTCTATCCTATTTGGCATCATCAGTTTGATGATCTTATTGTCCTTAAGAACAACCAAGGAACAGAAGAAACCCGAGTCCGTCATATGGATTATGGGGTTGTGCTTAGTGCTTTCTTCTGGAGACGATTTAAAAACAAAGAACAAATAACATTCTTTGATCCCAACGAAGTGCCAGACTTATACGAAGCGTTTTATTCTAACACAGAACTGTTTGAAGAACTGTATGTCAAGTACGAAAAACGCAAGGACTTGCGTACAAAAACTATGGCAGCAGAAGAAGTATTCAAGTCGGGCATACTAAAAGAGCGTACAGACACAGGACGTATCTATCTTGTGTTCATTGACAACGTGATGAAGCAAGGACCGTTTGATCCTGAATATCATACCATTTACCAGAGTAATCTTTGCTGTGAAATACTTTTACCTACTAAGTCCTTTAAACGTCTGGATGACGATAGCGGTCGTATCGCACTTTGCACCCTGGGCTCAATCAATTGGGGTGCGTTCCGCAATCCAGAAGACATGCGCCGTGCTTGCCGTATACTGCATCGTAGCCTCAACAACATTCTTGATTATCAAGACTTTCTTTCCATCCAGTCTAAACTATCCAACGACGAAATCAGACCACTGGGAATCGGAGTCACCAACCTTGCCTACTGGCACGCCAAACGTGGATTCAACTACGGAGAGCGAGACTCCTTGGCTGAAGTCAAGACGTGGATGGAACATCAAGCCTACTACCTGACAGAAATGTCAGTAGAACTGGCTAAAGAACGTGGTCGTTGTGTAGACTCAGACCGAACACGCTACGGCCAAGGTGTGTTTCCTTGGGAACTACGTGCCAAAGGTGTGAACGAACTTGCAGACTTTACACCAGAACTGAACTGGGAAAGCCTACGTGCAGAAATGCGCAGTTATGGTGTTCGCAATGCAACATCAATGGCCATTGCTCCTGTGGAGTCAAGCTCAGTTGTGATCAATTCAACCAATGGGATTGAAATGCCCATGAGTTTAATCTCAGTTAAGGAAAGCAAAGCAGGATCATTAACACAGGTTGTGCCCGAGTATCACAAGTTGAAAAACAAGTATCAACAGATGTGGGCACAAAAAGACTGCGATGGTTACTTGAAAACAGCGGCGGTGTTGGCAGCCTATGTTGACCAAAGTATCAGCACAAACACATTTTACAATCCGGCACACTTTGCTGATCGCAAAGTTCCTACAACCCTGATTGCTCGGAACTTGATGCAGGCACATTACTGGGGACTGAAGACATTCTACTACAGCCTGATCAACAAAGCAGGCAGTAAGATGAAGGCCGAAGATGAAGCAGTTGCACCATTGGATGAAATTGATTTTGATCTCGATGAAGACTGCGAATCATGCAAACTATGAACAGCGTTGAAAAAATCTGGGCCCGGGCTACAGGACACTTGATGGGAGAATCAGATCATGATCGCCCTGATGTGCCTATCTTGACACTGCAAGAAGCCCGAATAGCCTTGTTCTTCAAAACGTTTTGGGTTATAATACATATTATAACTTGTGGCTTTATTATAGCCAACACAATTAGACACTGGTAATACAATGAGCCAAGCACAATACAATTTAAAAACAAAAACAGACTACCTCAATCGTAAGATGTTCCTGGACCCAGCAGGTCCGGTTACCATCCAACGCTTTGAAGAAGTCAAGTACAACAAGATTGCCAAGTACGAGCAAGAAGCACGTGGATTTTTTTGGGTACCAGAAGAAATTTCCCTGACCAAAGACTCACAAGACTTTAAAGATGCGTCGGATACTGTCAAGCACATCTTTACATCAAACTTGTTACGTCAAACAGCACTAGATAGTTTACAAGGTCGTGGTCCAAGTCAAATCTTTACACCAGTGGTATCATTGCCTGAACTAGAAGCATTGGTCTATAACTGGACATTTTTTGAAACCAATATCCATAGTCGCAGTTACAGCCACATCATTCGCAACATCTACAATGTGCCCAAGGAAATGTTCAACACAATCCACGACACCAAAGAAATTGTTGATATGGCTTCGAGTGTAGGCATGTACTATGATCGACTACACATGATCAACTGCCGTAAAGAACTGTTAGAAGACTTTCCCGAGCGTGAACATATCAAAGCAATTTGGATGGCACTGCATGCGTCATACGCATTGGAAGCATTCCGCTTCATGGTATCATTTGCCACAAGTTTGGCCATGGTAGAGAACAAGATCTTCATTGGCAACGGCAACATCATTCAGTTGATCCTGCAAGATGAAATACTACACAAAGAGTGGACTGGTTGGATGATCAATCAAGTGGTAAAAGAAGATCCACGCTTTGCAGCCATCAAAGGTGAATGCGAAGCAGAAGTGTATCAACTGTACATGGATGTTATTCGTGAAGAAAAAGAATGGGCAGAATACCTGTTCAAACATGGTCCGGTGATTGGACTCAATGCCAACATCCTGCGTGATTTTGTGGACTACACTGCCGCTGCCGCATTGAAAGAAATTGGTATTAAATATCTAGCACCTGCTCCCAAGAGCACACCGATTCCTTGGTTTAACAAACACGTCAACACATCGAACAAACAAACTGCACTGCAGGAGAACGAGTCGACTAACTATGTTATTGGCATCATGAGTGACACGTTAGATTACGATGAACTGCCAAATTTATAAAATAAAAGGAAAAATATGAAAGCAACTGTATGGAGTAAAGATCAGTGCCCCTATTGCGACCAAGCAAAAGCATTGTTAAAGAAAAACGGCATTGAGTTTGAAGAACGTAATGTAAGTAAAGATTGGACCCGAGAACAACTATTAGAAGCAGTACCAACTGCCAGAACCGTGCCGCAAATATTTTTAGATGATAGACTTGTTGGCGGATTTACAGAACTTAAAAAGTTATTTGAACAGGAAAACGCTGTTGGCTACGGCGATGGAGTATTATAATATGTTAATTGACAAAGGTGCCTCAGTAGGTGAAGTGGTGACACTAAAACTAACGTCTGGCGAAGAGCTAATTGGAAAATTAGTGGAAGAAACTGATGCACACTACAAGCTATCACGCCCAATGGTGATTGCCATGGGTGCTCAAGGCCCAGGTCTAATGCCCTACTTGTTCACAGTGAGCCCAGACAAAGATATTAAATTGTCAAAAAGCACAGTTACAGTGGTTGCGGTCACAGACAAAATGTTTGCTGATCAGTTTATACAAAGCACCACTGGCATCAAACTGGTGTAAATTGCTGGATAAATAATTGACAAGAACGGAACAACATGCCAGCAGTACAAAGACAAGGTGATACAAACTCTGAAGGCGGTGCAGCCACATCAGGTGTGGCCTCAGTACGAGTCAATGGCAAGCCTGTTGTAGTTGATGGTGTAACCGTGTCAGCACACGCACCGTGGCCTCAACGTAGAAATAACCCGCATCCACCACATGCTGCCGCAAGCACTGCTGGTGGTAGTGGCACAGTACGTGCTGGTGGAAAACCTGTTGTTAGAACTGGCAATGTTGACACCTGCGGACATGCACGAACAGGCGGCAGTCCAGATGTAAGGGCAGGATAATGGCTGGATCATTATCTGCGCTACAACTACAGGCAGCTGCCGGTTTATTTCAAAATCAAGGCTATATTGTTAATGCAAATTTAACTGCAAATGTCACTGCATATACCTCAACTGCATTGTTGACTCCGTTGATAAATGCCATGTTGGCAGCTCCTGGAAATTTAACTGCAAATACACAAGTGCTTCTTCAGACATTTGCAGGAAATGTTGGGAATAGTTGCCCGGCATTGGCCGATTCAATTGTACTTGGAACAGTTGACATTGTTCCATTCAGCAATACTTCTCCAGGCATGTCGGGCGTGATTACATTGACTGCAGATGCATATATGGGCAATGGCGATCTTAGTAAATTTACACAAACTTTTGTTCAAACAAATAGTTATTGTTCAACTGTGAATAGTTTTATCAACAGTGCAGTAAACGCTAACAGCTATTTGGGCCCAACATTCACTGGCCAGGACAATCTTATTGCCAGTGGTCTTACTGAAATTAATCTTGCTACGGCTGCAATGGGTGATGACTTGTTCAATGCTGGCCACTACATAGATCTAGGGAATCTTGACAATTACGGAACTCCATTGGCACTGATACAACAGATATCACGCCGTGCTGGAACAATCAGTCCTTTGATAGCAACACTCAGCGTGGCCGGCGTGCCTGATAACATTATTCTCAATCTCAATGATCCTGCTGTAGTGGTGACTGACACCATACAGAAACTTATGTATAACGCATTGCTTGGCGTCACAGGCGATGAGCTTGCAAATATATTAAGAATACTAGATGTATGGACACCAAACATCAACACATTGGCAGACTTGTTGAATCCTGCTGTGATGCTGCCTAACAGTTACCCATCCTTAACAATGCCAACTGCAGATGGTCCACGTGCTATTTACATCACACCAGATCCGCTGCCACTGGAGGATAACTTAACTGCGGAACAAAGTCAGGCTATACTTGATGAAGAAGCTGCCGCAAGAGCCATTGATCGACCTTTAGCGTGTGAAATACGTCAAAGCGAAAATCCAGTCACTGCTGGATCAACTGCCAGCCCCATAACAGGAGATACTTCTGGCAACACAGGTTCTGGCAATCAATACACACCGAATAGTTTGTTAGAACCTATAGTGGCCGCTGACCAGGCTGGAATAAGTTATGAACGACTAAGCGTTATGACGACCCCGGGGCTGGCACTGGCCAACAAAGCATTGTCCTGCGCATTGGATCAGGTTACAAATGTCAGTCGTATGACCTTGCCACAGTTGGCTGTGGCATTCTTGTCAGCAGAAACCAACAAGGGGCTGACGGCCATTGAATCGCAAACACAACCGTTGCCCACTGCGGATGTAAGTTATTATGCAAATAGTATAGCAACAGGATCTGGCGTAAATGGTACTATATTGTTAACTGATATTCTTGGAACTGCCGTAGGAACTAATATCACTGTTAATCTTGAAAACAGCGTTACTATCATTAATACATTATATGATAATGGCAACATAAACAACGCACTGGCTAATTTAATTACCATATACAATGGCATATACGCAAACACAATTGTGTCAGACGAAGGAAACGTTGGAAACCTGATTACGGCTGCACAAGTTGAGATTGGAAATATTATTGCTGCCAACCCTGCGGAAACTGCCAATCTTAACATATACTTTTCAGCAATCAGCGCACAAATAACAAAAGAAACTGAATTACAAGTCAAAGCAGGTATAGACATTGGCAATGTACAAGGCAACAGTCAACCAGCCATTATGAGTTTTGTGTCGGCATTGCCGGGATTTGGCCTTGAAACCAAAGTTGGAGGGTCTGCACAATATTTAGAACTGGTAGCTAATATTGACACATCCACTACTGCAAGTAGTAACGCAACAAGTGCAGGGCAATCTACTGTGGCAGTACTGCGTGAAGGACGCACCACAACTGGACTTAATGTTGCAGGTGTTGGAACAGCGGCTACTACAGTGGATCCAATACCATCAACCCCGCCGCCTCAGGCAGTGTTAAGTTCATCTAAGTTCAGTGAACGAGAAGCACGTTTGCAAGTGGTTTATTAAACCCATCCGCTAAAGTCGGTAGATAAGTCAATAGGATGAACTTCCCATCCGTCTTTTGACCAACGTAGTAACATCAATAATGTGTTTAGATAGTTCATTTATTAAACTCCTGCACTAGATATACGAGAATTATTGCCCCGAATATTATGATTTGAACCGCGACTAATCCTATGTCCATGATTACTTCCAATAATGAAATTTGTTAGCAGAACTTTGACGATATTCGTGAATCATTTCTGCCCAGGCAATTAGACCGTTATACACTGTGTTGATAAAGTTTTTCATAGATAACTTCCTTTACGGTCAAACTGTTTGGTCCAGTGTTCTACATCACAGATGTCTTGTACGTTTTTACTTGCGAGATAAGCGTCTAATTTGCTTTGATAGTTCTGTCGTGGGAACATTTCGGCTAGACGCTCAATTAGTTTTGCTATTGTTGCTGTCATTGCTTTTTCCTTTAGTAACGAGAAACTCGTGGTTTCTACTGAGTTATTTATGTTGCAACGCAATACACCCAATGGTTTCTACTAATAAAATAAACAAAACATGCATCGGTTGACACAAAATTGGTATTTTGTTATAATTTGGGCATATAGTAAAAAAAGGCACATATGGAATTGCACGTTGAAGCCGGACCCAAAACCAAACGGTACATTGAAGCACTGGTTCCTAGCATGTTGACCCAACTTGGGCTTGCTAAAAATCAAAAATTGCTTATGATCAAAGTGGACTCAGATTTAGAGGAAATGGGCACCACTGTGCCGTTGACAGGACTTGACACTTACTTGGTGGTATTAAAACCCACTAGAAATTTGTATGCACTGGGCGTGACCCTGGCACACGAGTTGGTGCATGTGCGACAAATGGCACGAGGCATCCTAAAAATCATGCCCAAAGGCAAAAAATGGAACGGCAAATACTACGGTCGTAATGTGGCATATTTGCAACAGCCCTGGGAATTAGATGCCTTTGCCCGGCAAGAAATTGTGTTTCGCAGGGCAATTGAGTTGTGATTTCGGTTGACCAATAATTCCCAAACTGCTATAATTAAGGTATGAAATTAGATACAAATGAAATTTTGCAGTGGACCGGGGCTATTTTTATAGTAGCAGGGCATAGCCTCAATGCAGTGGGGCCAACAGCTCATCCTTACAACATTCTTACATTTTTTATTGGGACTATTTTGTTCCTGATTTGGACTGTGCGTGTTGCAAATAAACCACAGATGTTTGTGAATCTTGTAAGTGTAGCAATTGGGCTAATCGGGCTGGTAAAAGCCTTTGGTTGACCGAATATTCCCAATTTGCTATAATATAGCATAGTTTAACAAAAAGGAGTTCAAAAATGGGTTTAAGATACGATATACTAGGCGAAATGATTACGTTAAACGAGCAAGAAAAACGCCAAGTTGGCATGTATGGTTGCACCGAGTCCGAAATGCGTGAAGCAGTGGAATCGTCCAGCACTTTTAAATTCTCTGGCCCTGCAATGGTTGTGGCCAGCATGATGAGTGATGCACAAGAACTGATGGCCTACGAGCAACCGGACTTTAACACCATTGAAGATCAGCGTCAACTGCTGAATCGTGCTAAATTTGTCTTGTTTGAGTACATCATGGACAAACAAAACGGTTGACCCGAAATTCCCAAACTGTTATAATACTTGTATAGAAACTAAAAAGGATTCCGAAATGACAGCAATAGCAACACAGATCACAGAGCAGTTGGTACAAGACGCAACCAACGAAGCAGGTATCCAAGCCCGCTCAGCGGCCAAAGCATTCCACGCCAAGCATGGCGATCGTGATGCTTGTGGCTTTGCTTGGGTCAACGTGTTTGGCGTACGGTCTAACTCAAAGTTGGGCAAGTGGCTACAGGCCGCGGGCTTCCGTAAGGACTACACTGGCAGTCTTCAACTGTGGAACCCCAGCGGTTTCCCAACCCAATCAATCAGCATTTTAGAAGCAGGTGCCGAGGCCTACGCTGAGGTACTGAAGACCAAGTTGGGCCTAACACAGGTCTACGCTGGAAGCAGATTAGATTGATTGACTGATAATTCCCAAACTGCTATAATATAAACATAGTAAGAAAAAAAGGAAAAAAGATGTCAAGTTTTGCCGAAGATGTATTTGCAATCAATCCCAATATCACAGCAGAGAATGATGTTCTTGACGTGGGATTTGATGTTGTAAAAAAAGCACTGGGATTGAAATCTGCTCGGTACTATTTTTGGTACCATGAGGATTTCCCCTCAGATTTGATTAATGAATATTTTTGGTTGCAACAACAGAAAGAGGTAGCATAAAATGGGTACACGTTCAAGAATTGGTGTCATGCATGGTGACGTTTGCAAATCAGTCTACTGTCACTGGGACGGTTATCTGGAACACAATGGTGTGATATTGCAAGAGCACTATTATGACAGTGCCAAGGCCAACCACCTGGTGTCACTGGGCGATGTGTCTTCTTTGAAACGCGATGTTGATTTTCCAGATGGCGAGTTCCATACTTTTGGTTCACCCATGGAAAATGTAACTGTGTTTTACGGTCGTGACCGTGACGAGACAGGTGCAGAGTTTGCAACAGATCATACCTTTGAAACGTTCTTTGATCGTGCCAACGACTGCGGCGCAGAATGGTACTACATCATGCGTGACGGTGTCTGGTACGTGGGTAACACACACGAAAATGATGCCAAGTATTACCGCAAGTTGGTATTGTTATTGAAGGCGCTAGTTGACGAAATGGAAGTGAGCAAGACCTGGGACACAGTTGACCTGTAATTCCCAAACTGCTATAATACACACATACACAACAACGGAGCGGGAATGAAACTACATATTCACACATATTTTTTTGTCACTCATCTTGACGGACACCTTGCTTTTGGTAAACGTAATAACAACTACTTTTATATTCCCGATGAGAAAACATATAAAAAACATTTTCGGAAAGATTGGAAATTAATGGAATTTGTTATGACCGAGTTGGGTCCCCGAATACGATTGAATAATAAAAAAATACAAGAGAATCCCAACCGGTATGGAGAAATAATCTCGTGGCATGAATTAGTTGACAACGACTTTCTTACAGATTATGAGCAGATACAATTACGACGACACGGCGAAATTTGTGATCCTACTCCGTGTATGTTTAATTGACACAAATTGATTTTGGTAGTATAATATAGATACAGTAAACAAAACAGGAGCCTGTAATGAACGTCAAAGAAATTAACTCTGCAATTATGTTTGGTAACTTAACCAATGATCAGTTGTCTAGTGTGATCGATGCAGTGAAGTTTGCTCGTATGCAATTGACCAAACAAAAGACCCGTGCGTTCGGCATTGGTGACCGGGTAAAGTTTACCAGCAACCGCAATGGCTTGACCTACGTTGGCGATGTTCAAAAAGTCAAAATCAAATTTGTGCTGGTCAAGACTCCAGGCGGCCTATTCAATGTACCTGCCAACATGTTGGAAGTGGCATGAACAACAACTCCTTTAACTACAAAATGCAGATGCATTTGACCGAACAAGAGCTGGCCCAGTTCCGTGCCGCTTTTGCCGAGTTACAAAATGAAGTAACAGAAATATTCTTAGAAACAGAACAGCACAATGGCTTCCAAGCTGCCAATGAAGTGATCAATCGTGTTCGGAACAGGTAAGTGCCTGCACCTAGTTTCCGTCAACAAACCAGGAGAAAGATAATGGGACTTGACATGTATGCATACGTGGCCGCAAAGGAAGGCCAACAACGTGAGTTTTATGAGAGTGCCGAATTTGACGATGATGCCAAAGATTTTGTTAACAAGACAGTAGAACAGCCGCGTGAGATTGCCTACTGGCGCAAGCATCCTAATCTGCATGGCTGGATGGAACAGCTTTGGAAAAGTCGCAACGGCGGCAAAGGTGACAGCGCCAACTTCAATGGCATTGAGTTAGAAATTACATGGGAGGATCTTGAAATCCTTGAACTGGATATTATGAGTGGTACACTGCCCAGTACGTCAGGTTTCTTTTTTGGTAATGAAGCAGATGCGCACTATAAAGAACAAGATCTCAAGTTTGTTCGCGACGCTCGTGCAGAATTGTTTTGTGGATTAAAAGTGTTCTATAACAGTTCGTGGTAACGGAGTAAATATATGAATGAAACAAACTTCTCAGACCCAAGGTTTGCGGGCACAATGGTAGCAGGTTGGATTCTTGACCTGGAAAGCTCGGACAGTCGAATACATAAAGAAAAAACTATTGAAAAGGCATTGGTAGCTTCCCAGTTGGGCAGTTCTGATGCGCAGGCCTTCTTGTTCAATTGTTATCAAGCCTACAATCCTTTTTATGTGTTTGGCATCCGGCAAGTGCCCGAGACTGAGGGCTTAACCAGTCAATCAAATCCGTGGCCTAAGTTTTGGGCGTTGTTGGAAAGTCTGCGTACCCGTAGCGTCACAGGTAATCGAGCACGTGAGGCCATTGATGAATGTAGCCAACAGTTTGATTCAGATGAATGGAACAACGTGGCCCGGCGTGTGTTGATCAAAGACCTGCGTTGTGGTATATCAGAAAAAACACTAAACAAGGTGTTGGGCCGAACTGAATGGAAGATTCCTGTATTCAGTTGCCAACTGGCACAGGATTCTACAGACCACCCCAAGAAGTTGAAAGGTATCAAACGACTGGAAGTCAAACTGGATGGTGTACGTGTGTTGGCAGTTGTAAATGGATCTGCTTGTACATTGTACAGCCGCAATGGCAAAGAGTTTGAGAACTTTCCACAGATTGCAGACTTTATTGAAGAACATCGCAAAGCATTTCAGCGTGATTCTGCTTTTGGTGGACAGTTTGTGTTGGATGGCGAGATTGTGGGTAAGAACTTTCAGGACTTGATGAAGCAGGCACAGCGTAAGAGCAATGCTCGAACAGAAAACATGGTGTACCATGTGTTTGATATCATGCCGCTGAGTGAGTTCCGCGAAGGCTTCTGTAATCTACAGCAACACAAACGCATTGACTTGTTGAAACGTACACAAGCACACCTGCCAGAAAATGGTTGTGTGCGTGTGATGCCAGGTATGGATGTGGACTTGGACACAGCCGAAGGTCATGACGTCATGCGTAGGTTTGCCGAAGCGTCAGTAGAAGAAGGCTATGAAGGCATTATGATCAAGAGCATGGATGCGCCATATGAGTGCAAACGTTCGGACTCGTGGATGAAATGGAAACCCACAATCACAGTTGATCTCAATATTGTGGGTTTTGAAGAAGGAACTGGTCGCAATCTAGGCCGGTTGGGTGCTATAATATGTGAAGGAGTCGATAATGACAGAAATATTCGTGTTAATGTTGGTAGCGGTTTGTCTGATAGCAATCGCGATGAGTATTGGACCGCTCGCAATGAGCTTCTTGATCGGGTGGTTGAGGTTGAAGCGGACGCAGTTACTCAAAACCAAGACGGATCATACAGTTTGAGATTCCCTCGCTTTGTGCGATTCCGTGGATTTGAACCAGGAGAGAAATTGTGATGATACACCTAACGTATTGACACATTAAACAGATTGTTATATACTACATGTTATTAAGGAAAACATCATGGCAAAAACTAAAACAGTAAACAAAATCAGTGACAAGTTGGTCAAGGTCAGCGAATCGTTTCAAGTATACATGTATGACAATGCATACATGATTGAAGTGGGCGGGCGTGACAGTGAGGGCGACTACAAAACAGTCAAGCTCATGGTTCCTGCATTGGATCAATTGCAGGCCCTGATCAAAGAAACTACAGAGATGGATCGGGATGACTAATCATGGCAACCTGGACACTCAAAACCCTACACAAAAAAAGTGCTGTTGAAAAGCAGTTCTGGTGCAAAGACGGCAAAACAATCATTCGCGAAGAAGGTTGGCGCTGGGGCGAATTCTATTGCGAAAGTGACGACCAACCTGTAATTGAACCAGAAGATGGTGAATACAATCTAAGCGAAAGCGACTACGATTGGGAACTGTCAAGCCTTGACGATGGATGCTGGGCTGATTGGACATTTCCTGAGGGCATGACAGAACAAGAACAAGCAGAGATTGAAGCAGCCTGGAACGAAGATTACTTTGACGGTATGGAAGAACTAGGTTGGCGCAATGATGACACAGATTATATCTTGCAAGGTCCGCTGGAACTAACTGACGAAGAAGGCAATGTAGTATATTCTGGAGAAGAAGAATGAAAACTTTTGACACATTTGAGCAAGTAGAATCTATGGGTGCGTGTGTCAAGCGGCCTATTGTGGTGCATGCCAAACAAATCAACGAAGAATTTCGAGTGAACACGTTAGAAGGCAACTACAAACAGGGCAAGCCTGGTGATTACCTAATGCGTGGAATCGATGGTGAGTTATATATTTGTGATGGTCCTATATTTGAACGATCATACGACTTTGTAAAGGAAGAATAATGTTAGATAAATTTTTTATATGGGTTGGCCGCAATAGAAGAGAAATCAGTCTTACAATTGGCGGAGTAAATGTACTATCTGGAATAAGTTCATTGGTCACAGGTAACTATGCACTTGCTATAGTGGGATTTACAATCGGCGGAGCTCTTATTTTTGATGCCTACAAGGGAGTTTAAATGATCACAATGCAACAATATATGGAAGCTATTAATTACCGTGTTACCGAAGGCGGCGATTACGGATGGAATTGTTACGGTTCTAATTCGCATCAACTGAGTGCGTGGAACGGTGTTCACGGTTCGGGCGGCTGGAGTGCCAATATTGTGTTTAGTACCAAAAGTCAAAAGGTATATGAAGTAACAGTGTGTGACTATACACACGAACGTGCATATCGCTTGATCAACCTCAAGTACCAAGACAAGAATGCGGCCGAGGCGATTCGACGCGGCGAGTCGGCCAATCAAGCCTGGGACGATGTTGATTACATTGATTTGGACGTCGAACAAGACTTTTTAGAAAAGCTAGAAGCCATTGTGGCCGGCGAGGTCTACGACACTCGTGTACAAATGCAAGTGGACTTTAGCGACGAAGAACTGTTGACATACATGAAAATGGCTCATGACCAGGACATGACATTTAATGAATTTGTTGAACAAGCACTGAGAGCCGCAATCGAGCAACACAAGTTAGATAAGTTTGCAGATGACTACGCACAAGATTTAGGATAATATGGCCGTAATAAAAAGTGTACGAACAGATTATTATTTAAATTTTATCAAGGACGACCCTGTTCGTCCACATCTGCCGACCTTTTGGCGTGTGGATCCCAATAGAGAAGTATTTGTATTAGAAGATGACAGCACAAATGAAGTACTGGCCGTAATCTGTGCGGCATTTTGTAATCAAGTGCCAACTGACGAAGGTGAACTGGAAAAGTTTTCTACTCCTGCCACACCCAACGAACCCATTGGCGACATTGCAGTATTTTATACAGTATGGAGTTACCGGCCTGGTGCTGGTCGTGAACTTGTGTTGGGTGCTGCCAAACTGATCAAAGATACAATGCCAGTTAAACGATTTATAACATTGAGCCCGCAAACAGAAATGGCTCGACGTTTTCATTTGCGTAATGGTGCAGTGGTATTACAAGTTAACACAACATCGGTCAATTACGAATATCTATTCGATGAATGATACAAGAAACCGAACAAGAACGACTCATACGCTATCTCAAAGGCGTTCGGTATGTGGTCATTAACTCATGCCACGGTGGGTATGGACTAAGTCAAGAAGCCGAGTTGTTGTATCTAAAACGATCACTGACTGACTATACAACACAAGATCGTGAAAGTCGATTTGACACTGAACGATATGGTCCGCTAATTCTGGTCAATGGAAAAATCTGGTACAGCAGTGATATTCCACGTGATGATCCGGTGCTGGTGTCTGTGGTGCGTGAATTGGGAGCCCGAGCCAATGGTAATTTTGCTGAATTAAAAATTGTAGAGATTCCTGCCTCTGTAGACTGGCAAATAGACGAATACGACGGCCGTGAGTGGATTGCCGAAGTACACCGGACATGGAACTAACATAGATAAATATTACATTATGTTTCTAAGTTTGATTACGTTAGCAGTAGCATTGAGCCTGTCGGTTATTGCGGCTTGGTATTCTATTGCAGGGCTTGCGGCCATATTTGCTGCCGCTGTGGTGCCTATTATAATCATGGGCGGCATCCTGGAACTGGCAAAAATTGTAGTCACACTGTGGCTGCATGAATACTGGCGTCAATGCCGCTGGTTAATGAAGGTTTACCTGGTGCCAGCAGTGTTTATGCTTATGGTCATCACTAGTATGGGCATCTTTGGATTCCTTTCAAAGGCACACATGGACCAAGGTATGGTATCCGGTGATGTACAAGCCAAAATTGCTTTGTATGACGAGAAGATCAAGGTCGAAAAAGAAAACATAGATGCTAATCGCAAAGCTCTCAAACAGATGGATGAGGCTGTGGACCAAGTTATGGGTCGCAGTCAGGACGAAAAAGGGGCAGACAAAGCTGTCAGCATACGCAGAACCCAGCAGAAAGAACGTGCTCGCCTCCTTGCAGACATTGCAACAGCACAACAAAAAATCACAGCACTCAACGAACAACGTGCGCCCATCGCGGCTGAAGTGCGCAAAGTAGAAGCCGAAGTTGGCCCTATCAAATACATAGCCGCACTTATCTATGGTGACAACCCTGACACTAATCTATTAGAAAAAGCAGTTCGTTGGGTTATTATAATATTGGTCACAGTGTTTGATCCATTGGCCATCATGATGCTGTTGGCTGCCACTGAGAGTCTAAAGTGGAACAGAGAAAAAAAGTACAAAGCAGATGACGGTCCACTCAGTGATGAACAAATTGAACAGCTACAAGACCTAGTAAAAGATTTACCAACTGGAGACCTGGTTGTTAAAAGCACCTTGTTTCCAGAAGACACTGCTATTGACTGTGCCAAATGTGGCACCACACTAGTAGACGCACCAGGCATTGGACTATTTTGTCCCAACAAAGATTGTAACACAAATGGAGAGCAACATGACGCAAACGAAGATTTACCCGTGGCAGAAGTTCCTACTGACAGGATTGTTAAAACAGAAGAAGTCAACACGAATGTCGTTGCCACCGATATTCAAGCACTCGATACAGAAGATGATCACCTGGACGGAATGGATGCTGAAGCCAAAACAGCCGCACGTCGATGGAAAGAAGAAAATCCTGGACAAACATTAAAAACTCAGCAACGTTTGTACGAAATTGGTAAGATTGATACGCTACCTTGGATGTCTTCCAAATACTACCTAGGACCAACTCCTGACAACGCACCTGCAAAAGAAAACACCACTGGATTCGGGACGTCATTTCCGTTGAGTCCAAAGAAAGGCGATACTTTCTTGCGTGTTGATCGGTTGCCAAGTGTACTGTACAAGTACAATGGAAATAATTGGATAGAGGTAGACAAGCAATTAAACAATCGCTATGCGTACAATGAAGCCTACATTGATCACTTGATTGTGAAAATTGATTCGGGAGAATACGATCCAGATCTGTTGAGCGAAGCAGAACAAGAACAAATTGAACGCCGTTTGACCGGACAATAAAATGATCGCTAAAACAACACCCACGCATTGTAATTTTTGTAACAAGCACAAAGATCAAGTGGGCAAACTAATTGTAGGACACAATGTTGGCATATGCAACGAGTGCGTGGAATTCTGTCACGGACTGCTGTTGTCAAAAGAACATGACAAGAAACCCACAACAGAGTCAGTGTTAGATCCACGTGAAATACACCGGTATCTGGACCAATATGTGATTGGCCAGACCACTGCCAAGATTGTGTTAAGTGTAGCAATTGCCAATCACTACAAACGTATTGGCAATGCAGATCCTGAAAACGAAATACAAAAAGCCAACATCTTGATGACCGGCCCAACCGGCACAGGTAAAACATTGATGGCTCGCACAGTGGCCAAATACCTGGATGTGCCTTTTGTCATTGCAGATGCCACAACGCTGACAGAAGCAGGCTATGTAGGTGACGATGTTGACAGTTTGATTGCTAGATTGTATCACGCCAGCGGCAACGATGTTGAACGCACACAACGTGGAATCGTCTTTCTTGACGAAGTAGATAAGATTGCTCGCAAAGGTGAAAGCAGTACTGTATCACGTGATGTGAGTGGCGAAGGTGTTCAACAAGCACTGCTTAAACTGATCGAAGGCACACGTTGTAAAGTGCCAAATCAAGGAGTGCGCAAAACATCCAGCAGTGAAACAATTGACATTGACACTGCCAACATACTGTTTATTGTAGGTGGTGCATTTGTTGGACTAGACAAAGTGATTAAAGCACGTACACAAGGCACGTCGATTGGGTTTGGCGCCAGCACTGTCAAAGAAACTGTATCCGAAGCAATCACACCCGACGATCTGGTACGTTACGGAATGATTCCAGAGTTTGTGGGACGGTTCCCATCTATTATACAGTTGGAAGAACTGACCAAATCTCAACTTATTACTATTTTAACAGAAGTAAAAAACAACTTGGTCAGTCAGTACAGATGGTTGTTTAACCAGGATGGTGTGGCCCTGGACTTTGATGCTGACAGCATAGACCTAATTGCAGAACGCACAATCACCACAAAAACTGGTGCTCGTGGATTGCACACAGAACTCGAACGTGTACTCTTACCCCATATGTACAACTTAAAAGATTATCAGTCTCGCAATATTTTAAAAATTGCCATTGATAAAACACAAGTCGCTACACCCATTAACCTAGAACAACAAAATTCTTAACGGTTTCTGATTTCTTGGTATAAATATCTTTGTAGTGCCTTCGGGGCTACATCACATTAACTTGCTTATTAAAGGAGAAAAAATGATCAAAAACCTGTCACCACCTGATCACAGCATCAGCACATAACCTTTTTAACCCAGTTCAGTTGACATAGCCATCGGCCTATGTTATACTATTCTATTGATTCATTTATTATAAGGAAAAACTATGAAATTAATCCCTATCCGTGATCGCATTGTTGTGCGTTTGATCGAGGCAGAAACTAAAACTGCCAGTGGTCTAATTATTCCAGATGCGGCAGCAGAAAAACCCAGCCAGGGTGATGTGCTTGCTGTTGGCCTTGGCCGTATTGCCGAAGATGGCAAACTGGTACCAATGGTAGTTAAAGTTGGCGATCGTGTTTTGTTCAGCAAGACTGCTGTGCAAAAAGTCAAAGTCGACAACGAAGAATTTAACATCGTGTACGAAACCGATGTAATGGCAATTGTAAATAAAGGAGAATAAACAATGGTAGCAAAAACAGTAGTATTTGGCAGCGCAGGTCGTGCTAAATTAGTAGAAGGCGTAAACGTTCTAGCAGACGCAGTCAAGGTAACACTTGGTCCCAAGGGTCGTAATGTTGTTATTGAACGGTCATATGGTTCACCACACATCACCAAAGACGGTGTGACAGTTGCACGTGAAATCGAACTTGAAGATAAACTGGCCAACATGGGCGCACAGATGCTCAAGGAAGTTGCTAGTAAGACTGCAGACAAAGCAGGTGATGGTACAACCACTGCCACAGTGTTGGCACAGAGCATTGTGAAAGAAGGCATGAAGTATGTCACTGCCGGCCATAATCCAATGGATTTGAAGCGTGGCATTGACCAAGCAGTCACTGCCGCAGTAGCAGAGTTGGATAAAATTTCCAAGCCCTGCAACACCACCAAAGAGATTGCACAGGTTGGCAGTATCAGTGCTAACAGTGACACAGACATTGGTAATCTTATTGCAGAAGCAATGGAACGTGTGGGCAAAGAAGGTGTGATCACTGTAGAAGATGGCAAGAGCTTGAACAATGAGTTGGCAGTGGTAGAAGGCATGCAGTTTGACCGTGGCTACCTGAGCCCATTCTTTGTTAGCAATCAAGAAAAACAAACAGTTGAACTTGACAATCCTTTTGTGTTGTTGGTTGACAAAAAGATTGGCAACATCCGCGACTTGTTGCCGGTGTTAGAAGGCGTTGCCAAGAGTGGCAAGCCATTGTTTATCTTGGCAGAAGATGTTGAAGGTGAAGCATTGGCCACACTGGTAGTCAACACCATGCGTGGTGTTATCAAATCATGTGCAGTCAAAGCACCTGGCTTTGGTGACCGACGCAAAGAAATGCTTCAAGACATTGCTATCCTAACAGGTGGTACAGTTGTTGCTGAAGAAGTAGGCCTGACACTAGACAAGGCCACAGTTGAACACTTGGGCATGGCTGCTCGTGTGGAAGTAAACAAAGAAAACACCATCATCATTGACGGCGCTGGCAACAAACAAGCCATCACTGACCGTGTTGCACAGATCCGTGCGCAGATTGAAGGTGCAACTAGTGATTACGATCGTGAAAAACTACAAGAACGTCTAGCCAAACTAGCCGGTGGTGTTGCTGTTATCCGTGTAGGTGCCGCAACTGAAACTGAAATGAAAGAAAAGAAAGATCGCATTGATGATGCGCTACACGCAACTCGTGCCGCGGTTGAAGAAGGCATTGTTGCAGGTGGGGGCACAGCATTGATTCGTGCCAAACAAGCACTTGAAGCTCGTGCTGACAAGTTTGCCAACGTTGACCAACAGGCAGGTTGGAACATTCTATTACGTGCTTTAGAAGAACCTGCTCGTTGTATTGTAAACAACGCAGGCGAATCAGTAGATGTGGTGATCAATCAAATTAAATCACAGTCTGGTAATCACGGCTACAATGCCGCTACCAATGAGTATGGTGACTTGGTTGAACAAGGTGTTATTGATCCAACCAAAGTTACCAAAACCGCATTGGTCAATGCTGGCTCTATTGCTGGATTGATCTTAACTACAGACTGCTCTATTGCACAAGTACCGGCCAAGGATAATGCTCAGGCAAATCCACAAATGGGCGGCATGGGTGGAATGGGCATGATGTAATTGACAAGATAATTTGATCTTGTTATAATAAATACGTGTGGATGCCGATGGTCGGGTCCACACAGTATAGTCAACTTGCTTAATAAAGGAGAAAACAAATGACTAAAACATTAACACTTCGCAGTTTTGATATTCCCGCAATTCACAAATTTGGTATCGGATTTGACAACATGTTTGATGAACTCATGCGTGTGAGTGCTCAACAATCCACCACTAACTATCCACCTTATAACATTGTACAAGTGAATGAAGACGAGTACATGATCAGTGTGGCTGTGGCTGGCTTTGGCCCTGACAACCTTTCAGTTACCAAGGACAAAAAGTTCTTGATCATTGAAGGCAAACACAGTGCCGAAACTGTAGAATCACCTGATGCCTCTTATACATTTTTACACAAAGGCATTAGTGAGCGTAGTTTCCGCAGAGAATTCCAGCTGGCAGATCATGTGGAAATCAGCAATGCACATCTTGAACTTGGTATCTTGAGCATTCACCTACGACGTGAAGTTCCTGAAGAAGCCCGGCCAAAGGCTATTGCAATCACTTACACTTCTTAATATAATAGTAAATACTGTGGGGGCGCGGTGCCCCCACATAATAAAGGATATAAAATGGCAGATACAAATACAGTGTCAAAATCAAAAGTAGAATTGCGTGAGCCACCATTATTCAAAATTATCTACTTGAATGACAACAAAACATCTGTGGATTTTGTAGTTGAAAGTTTGATACAACACTTTGAATACACCGCAGAAACTGCTGTAACAATTACAGAAGATATTCATAATTCTGGGTCTGCAGTTGTTGCAATCTTGCCGTATGAAATTGCCGAACAAAAAGGCATCGAAGTCACACTGGATGCTCGCAGTAACGATTATCCGTTGCAGATTAAACTAGAACCTGAAACTTTGCGTTAAAGATCAATAACAATGCGCTTGGGGTAATATGTTGGAGTCCATTCTGTAGAATCTTCAACTCTGCCTCGGCAATTGTTCACGTATCTAATGCCATTTTGATGCTGATCAATGGGATTGTGGTAATGTCCAAAGCACCATGTTTTAACTTTGTTTTCTGTATCGCCATCCAGTGCCAATTGCATTAGAGAATTTCCCATTACATTAAACTTATAAGTTGACGTAATTTCCATGTCATGATCGATTAAATCTACAGTTGGAACAGTGTGTGTGACAAGAACAATGGACGTAACATCTGGATGTGTTTGAAGGGTTTTAATACTGTTTCTCAAGTAAGCGACATCGTTATACGCCATACTGTATATAGCACTGGTAACAGGCATGCTGACATCCATAATATCGCAATACCATAATCTGCATTGTTCATCATCAATACTCGGATCTAAATCATATGTCCACCAACCATTGGTGCCAACAAATGCAACATTATTAACAATCACACAATTGTCTTGCAAAAACACTACATTTTCTATTCCAGCAACGGCTTCTTCTAATATGTTATAACTGCCCGAAATTGAATCTAAACTATATCTATGCTCGTTGTTGCCGTCGATATAAAATACTGCTTGATAACATTGGCCAAGATGCTCCAACGTTTCTTTCACTATTTCAACATCCATGGAAATATCACCAGCAACAACGCAAAATGGACTAGTGGCCAATCCAGTCCAATCAAATGTGTCCGTAGGGCCTAGATGTAAGTCAGAAATTAAATCAAATGTCATTTGCATGATACATATTTAAAAGGAAACACACCGTGAACATTATTATTGACCCTGATCAAATTGAAAGTTATCGAGAAAAGTATACAGTATTGGAATTGGATACCATTCGCGTCATCCCGGGAAATACAGAGGTAACTGCATACTGTGTGGTTGAAACGATTCCAATTATGGAGTTGCCGCTGACTGAAAGCAAAACAAATCTTCATAACAATTTGTTAATAAATTACCGAAAGCGTGATTGGAACTATTGCCATCAAGCACTGGAACATTTAATTGGTAGTTGGAATAAAGAACTAGACAGTTTCTACGACGACATCCGTAATCGTGTTAACACATATATGGAAACGGATCCGGGCCCTGAGTGGGATGGAGTTATCGAAAAGCACACAGCATAATATGACTAAATCATGTGTATTAGCACGACACGGATTGAGTATAGAGACCAGCGGTAATCTACTGCCATGTTGTCAATTCCGTGAAAGACCTCACGATGGACATAAATCCTACACCATTCGTGATTACTCACAATGGCGTGTAGAAATGGACAGCCTGGCAGCAGATCTTGATGCAGGCATAGAAGATCCTAGATGTTATCAATGCTGGTATGACGAGAACCTAGGATACAGCAGTTTGCGAACAACATCCAATAAACGTCACGGCGACGCTGCCAATACAGATCCGTGGCATGTAGAATTTAAATTGGGAAATTTTTGCAATCTTCGCTGTATCATGTGCAGTCCATACTCGAGTTCTAGCATTTGGTCAGAGTTCATACAAAATAAAGCAGAATATAACTCGGTTGGGGTCAATTGGAGTGTGACATCAAGTGAGCACAAGTGGTGGGACTCCGACGCATTTAAAGAGTTTTATCTTAAAGTTCTGCCCACAGTCACATACTTGCATTTCACTGGTGGTGAACCTTTTATGGTGCCCGGACTAGTTGATATCCTATCCAGTGTACCAGACCCACCCGCAGTAGAACTGTTGTTTGTAACAAACATGACAACAATCAATGATGCAACATTATTGTTGTTAAAAAAGTTTAAGTCTGTTAATTTTGTCATCAGCCTTGAAGGCACAGGCAAACAAAATGATTATATTCGATTTGGCAGTGATTTTTTAACCATTGAAAATAATTTAAAAAAAGTAAAAAGTGTGTTAAATGAAAAGTTAGAACTAGGGGTTAATCATACATTTCAGCACACCAGCATTTATTCTCTTCCTGCACTGATAGATTGGTGCTGTATTCAAAATATTGAATTACACTTTTCTCTTCATGGCGGCGAAGAATACATGAGAATAAATTCTGTGCCACCTGCTGACATGGCTCGGTTCAAGGATCAAATTGAGCAGTCTTTGACGGTTAGGCCTGATGTTAAATCATACGTGCTTAATGTAATCAAAGACTACCAGTATGATTCTGAACTAAATGATAAATTTCGCCGATATACCAACATGATTGACGGCATTAGGGGTAACAACTATAATTTAACATTTGACCCTGCTAATTAGTTTTACAAATGTATTGGTAATGGTCTTTTGTATGTTGATATCAACTTCTTTTCTTTAAGATCGAACCATCATAGCAAAACTGAAAAGCACAACAGGAACAGATATTGCCATGAAACTTATACCTATAAGTACTCTGTCTATCATGTCGGCCTGTGCTTTGATCTTGGCGTTTTTTAAGTCTGCTTGTATTTTGGCACGTTCCTTATATAAGCGAACACGTTCGGCCATCATTTGATCCCACACATCCCCATTACCTGAATATATCAACATTTCTTTAAGATCTTTTTCGGCATCACGTAGGGCCTTACTCTGCATGGCAATTTGTATTGACATTGATCTAATCTGACCGTCAGTGAGAATGCTGTTGCTGGTCTGTGCTGTTATATTAGCACTGTGAATTGCGTCACTGTTTTCAAAGAACCGGGCAAACTGTCCGTAGAGACTGTTGACATCTTTCCCCAAGGCAATGGCTTTTTTAATATACCCAACCGATTGTTGAGCAGCCGTAAAAGCAAGACCAATGGTGATAGGATCAATCATGTTTTTTTTGGATCCTTTTTATCTTTAAGAGGAGGCTTGGACCATTCCAAGCACACAACTCGGCGATTGTACACATCACCGGACCAGGTCCATTTTACGCACCTTGGCTCTTGAGCCAGCATGCCTGCCAACATCAATGAGCCAATGGCGTTGAACATGTTACTTGTTGGCCAATGGATTATCAATGGCCTTTTGTATTTTGCTATCAACTTCTTTTTTCAACTGAACAACTTCACGTTCAATCTCTCTACGTGCATCGGCCATTTCTCTACGAATAACACTGGCTTCGTTACGTGCTTTTTCTAGGTCCTCACGCACTGCCTTGCGCATGTCACGCATTTCTGCTTCCGTTTCACGCTGTGCTGTTTTAACACTGCGTTCTACCTGTTCAGTCACAGACTCATTACGACGTAGATCATTCTTCAAATCAGTTTTGATATCGCGAGTATAGTCACTAGTCTTGGCACTATTCTCTTCGATCACTGCCAGTCGTTTGTCAAAGCCACTCAAGTCTGGCGCAGAATATTCGGCAATCTTTTTCTTCATGCCCACATAGTCTTTGTACACTTCAAACGAACCATAAAGTCCGCCCAGTATACTACTCACAATGGTAAATGCTACCATCAGTTTGGCTGGTGTAAATTCATAGCCACCAATACTGATAACAGTATCTTTTGATGCGTACTTTTTAGCGGCTGCTTCTAGTTCGTCAACCTTTGCATTTACGTTTTTTATTTCTTCTGCCATTTTTTTCTCCTTATTTGTATTGTAGATTTACCAGGTCTTGGTGTAATCGATCACTTGACAATTGACGCAATAATCTTGTATTGTCAACATTGACTTGATTCCGGTATATTTCTCGTGGTGCATAAAACGCCACATCAGGCATGATCATTGAGTATGCTTGATAACCTGCAGGCTGGATAGCCATTCTACTTAGGTCAACCCCGCCGGCTAGTTCATTTGACTGTACATTTTTGTTTACCGAGTCTGTACGCTGTTCTTGTGCAGTAGCACTTGGTAATATCGGACGCTGTTCCATGGCATCATTTAGTGCAGAACGGCCGCCAATTTTGATACCTTCAATCTGTGGTGTTTCTGTTTCTGGTTGTGTGTTGTTGCGCCCCAGTGCTGATTGCAAACTGTACATATCAAATTGGCTCGGTATCATGCTTGATGACAAAGAAATGTTAGGATCAGCAAATATACTTGTTGTTGCTGGGCGTAAGCCGCCAATGGTGACCACACTGGTTTGCGACACACTGGTCACATTTACCACGGACATTTGTGATTGACTGCTGGATACCACTAGCCCTGTGCCTGTGCTGGCCTGTGTCATGCTACCAGCAATGCTTTGAGCAGTGAGTGCGCCAGCTACGGTCTCTGCTTGTTGTTGTGCTTGTTGTGCATCTTTGGCAGCGGCTGTTTCTGCGGCTTGCACAACAGACTTTGCTTCGTTGCCTATTCTGGCTTGATTGGTGCTGATCATGCTCATAACACTGCCTAGACTGGGAGCCGACTTGCTGTTGCTATCGCTGGCTGTTTTAACTTCGCCTGCTCGTGGTTGACTACTGCCGCCGCCCGGCGGAGGAGGTTGATTTGCTGGTGTGCCATTGGGATTGCCGGCAGCAGGTTGTTGTGCACCTTGCGGAGGAGGTGGACTACCCGGTGGTGGCTCTGAACCCGGTGGTGGCGGGGAAGGACTACCCGGTGGTGGAGGAGGTGGTCCGCTCGGAGGCGGAGCATCCTGCATCTGTGTGCCATCAGGTGCAACTGGTGCGGTATTGTTTGCTGCCGACGCTTGCTTGGCCATAGCAAATGCAAACCCCTTACAATTTGAACTGTATAAAGGATTGGCCACACAAGGATCAGCAGTATAAATCATTGTTGCCCAGGCACCTTCTACGGAAGAACCTGTGCCTGATGCTGACCCTACAATTCTACCTGTGCCCAACATGGATTGATTCATGCTAGATGGTAACAAAAACTTGTCACTCACTGAACCACTAGTACCATCACCTGTAAAACTATAACTCTTTGAATGTATAGACTGGTTGCTACTGTTTGTAAGTGACACTGTGGCATTGGCATACGCAGGTATGTTCATGGTCCAACTACATGACCCATCTTGATTCCAAGCAGTACATCCAGAAAAACCTTGCCCAACTCTCCAATTGAATCCGTAGTTGAATCCATGAATCATTGCACCAACTCCGGCACTTTGTAATGCGGTGTTAATAGCAAATGCTTGATTTAGAGAACTACCACCTTTAGTTGAATCCAATAAGTTGTTGGTGTTAAGAATGCTACCAAATCCTGCACAAGTTGAACTGTATGCTGGATTTGTTGCACAAGGATCAACTTTGTATTTTAAACGAAAATCCACATCAAAAACTTCTGGACCATAGTTGCCTGCCCAAAAATTATTATCTCTACCTATCATGCCCACCTGTGCTGTGCTTAGTGTTGACGCAATATAGGGACTAGCAAATGTTTCAGAAAATGTAAAGTTAGTCCAGTTGTATTTGTTATTGGTTGCCGCAGAGTAATCATAGTTTGCTATCAGGTTGCCGCCTGAACCGTATAGTTTTACATAAGCGGCTAGATAATCTTGTCTAGCATCATCCCATCCATTGCCGTTCTTGGCCCAAAGGCTGTAGGTAAATCCAGCAAGTTGTACACCTGTACCTCCTGCAGACAGTGCTGTGTTTATGTTGATAACTTGATTAAGGTCGGCGGTTCCGTAACTGAAGTGAATGCGACCTCCAGGGATAATACTAGGGTTAGGTCCGCAGTTGCCTGGCTCGCCGGCATAAAAGCACAGTTGATTGACATACACACCATTGTTCCAGGTACTGGTTGTACTCGTAGGTGCAGTACCGTAATTTATTAAATTACCGGTAGTGGATATGTCTTGTGCGTTAGAATAATTTGTGGACAAGAACGCCAAGGATAGCGCCAATGCCAACTTTCTTATAAGTGTCATCTAATTTTACCTCATCCAACTTTGGAATCTTATGCGGATTAGCTTCCCAACTTGCTTTGGCTTGTTCACCAATTTTGCCTTCATAAGGGCAAGGTGTACCAGCTGCCAGCATGGCATCAAACACACGACGGTCTTGACACATAGTAGCAACTGCCGCAACCTTCATACCCATGTCATATAGTGTTTTAGATAACTTTAATCGTTCGCAATTCATGTCACGCACTGTGCCGCCCGAACTAACACCAAACACTTGTGTTTGTACCGATCCGGAACTACCAGTACTACATAGGTCAGCATTGCCGCCGCTCAGCATGGCAGGTGCTACAGCAGTCGGGGG